ATGAAGATTACCTGCAACATTTACATCTCCTGGAAACTCAGTAGACGATGCTGCTGGAATACCATCATTAGCTCCACCTGGTCCTCTATATATAGCCATTAACTTTCCCTATTAAAGTTCTTTGTTTTTCTTTTTAGACTTCTTTTTCTTTACTACAATATCGTCAAACACTTCTTCTTCTATTGCTTTCTCTTCAACTAAAGTATATCCTGGGTGTACTTCCATAGATTGTATATCTAAAGCTGTATGAACTTCCATTGTGTTACCTGAAATATTACATTTAAATACTGCCATTACTTTCTCCTTAATATTCTAAATCTTTTAAAGAATAACCATGTTTAGTAAGCTTTTTCATACCCGATTTCTTAAGCTTTGCGTCATAAGAAGCAACTCCTTTCTTATCTCCTACTCGCTTTTTAGTTTTCTTTACTGTCTTAGCTTTTTTATTTGCTTCATATACTTTCTTTAAAGCAGGTGACTTTAAATCCATAGCTTTCTTAAATGATGCCATTTGTTTTTTAGTAGCTTTAGGAAAACCCACACCCTTTCTAAGAGGTTTTAAATTCTTTTTATTCTTAACTGCATTAGATAGTTTACGAGGCACATCACTTAACCTAGCTACAGTACCTATAGGACCAGGTACTTTCTTTAAAACTTTCTTTACTACTTTCTTAGCAGTACTTTTCTTCTTAGTAGTACTTTTCCTCTTAGTAGTCTTCTTCATCTCATTAAAAGGGTCATTGTTCTTAAACTTAAAATCAGATGAGTCTCTATTCCTATTATCATACTTACCAGCCATTATAATCTCCTATTAACATTTCCATCGTTTACGAGCTTGTCTTAGTCTTGAATTAGGGTCCTTAGCTGCTTTAGGGAACTTCTTAGCTTGTCCTGCAGACCTAGCACAGAATGACTTACGTCTCCCTGCATCTTTAGAACCTTTCTTAACTTTCCCTGTTACTGCTGTTTTAAGTTTAGACCCTGGATTAGCTCTTCTATAAGCAGCTACTCCTTTCTTAGTCATACCTGCACCAGATTTAGTCTTTCTAAAATTACCTGATTTAACAGATGTTTTAATTGATTTACATTTAGTACAAGCCATTCTAATCTCCTATATCTTTATAGCCACTAGAAAAGTAGCTATAAAAATATCCCCTCGAATGAGGGGAATATTCTTTATGCAGGTACAACCAAAGCAAAAGCTGAATCTGGTCTAAGTTCTTTAACACCATAGATTGTATCTGAAGTGTAAAGAGTAGACAAGTAATCTTGCTTGTACTGTGTTTGTGAACGCACATTCAATTGCTCTACTAGAACAGCTGCGTCTTTATGACCTAGAAGACATACTCTGTCTCCAGAAGCTGTTGTATCAGCATTTGAAGTAACATATACAGGGATACCATATAAGTTACCAATTTGACCATTACGGATTGTGTTAGCAGATGCTGCTTCACCAACAAAGTCCATAGCTGTATATCGGTCTAGACCCATTAGAGTATTTCTAGCTGCAGGTGGAATTAAGAAAAATCTACCTGAAGTAGGAACATCTTGGTCATCTAGTTTCTGAATCATATTTCTGATTGCAATGTCAGTTAATGCTGCTGCATTAGAACCATCATATAGTTCAACACCATCAGCACCAGTATAACCAGCGTCATATGTATTATCATCAGTACCACCATTCATTACTCGACCTAGTTGAACCATGTCAGTATCCACTTGTTTTGCAAGTGCATAACCAGCATCGTCTGTGTAGAATCTACGCATTGATGATAGTGCTTGTACTTCTGTGATATCTTCAATGAAACGTGAGTATTCATAGTGTTTATCAATTGGTACAATTACTTCTGTTTCAGTTGCAGCAATAAGTGTAACTGCTGTTTCTGAAGCTTTTAGAGATGCTTCACCTCTAGTTGGTTTAGGGATATGAATTGTATCACCTTTTTTGCCTTTGAAAGACATTTTTTTGAACAGATTTGCTGCTACTAAGTTTGCCTTATACGCTGCGATGACCTCGTCGGACCAAATCTCAGGTATAAAGACGGCAGCGGTCGTGTTCGTGACCTGTGGGGTTGGATATGCCATTTTAATTTCCTCTCTATATTGTTTTTAAATGACTCGCCCTTCCTGGTATGCCAACATTATCTCATCAGATAGTGCATCGTACTTTTCTGGGTCTGTCTGCATTAGTTTAATAATATCGCTTCGACGATACTTCTTTTTAGAAACAGGTTCGTTATTTCCTTTACTACCTACACTAGCTGCTTTGAGTTGATTATCTTTATCAATCTTACTAGTTTCTGCTACTTTAGCTACACGTTCTTTTTTATCAGACCAGTTACTAAGTAGTTCTTTAGCAGAATCATAATCAAATTCAACCTCAGCTCTATTGTATAGTTCAGAGCGAACTCGTGAGCTTTTAATCCATTCAGCAAAATTAGGGTCTTGAACAGTCGCCTCTAAATCAGGGTACTCAGAATTTAATCTCGTTAATGTAGCAGTACGCTTCATTTCTTGAGCTGCTTTCTGTGCTTCCTTAATAGCAGGGTGACTATCAATCTGCTTATTTACATTCTTTTGTGGATTCTCATAAAACTCATCCGATGTTACAGGTGTTTCTGTAGTCTGTGATTCTTTCAAAGTTTGTGTAGAAATAAAGTCGTCAACTACCTTTCTAAGTTCACCCACTTCAGAGCCTTGTTTACCAATAAGCTTTTCAGCTTGTTGATGCATTTCTGCAATCTCTTTAGCAGACTTCCCTTTATACTTCTCTGGTAAGTCGTCTTCTTTCTCTTGAGTTGTCTCTTCCTGTACAACTGGGTCTTCCTTGATTGGTGTAAGCTCCTTCTCAAGATTTGCCTCCACTTTCTCTTGGTCTTCTACCACTGGTTGGTCAGGTACAACTACTTCTTCTACTTCTTCTATTATATCAGCCATATTATTTCTCCTGTGCTTAAAAGCATTATAGGGAGATAACTAAGGAGACTAACCCTTATTTACCTCAGTTAAAGTTATTGTCCATGTTGCTTATTCAGAGCATGGTGCTTCTTCGCCCACTTTGCATGTGCATCGGGGAAGTCGCCAGATATACCTTCTAACTTTATGGTAGGAGTACTAATAAGTTTCTTAGACTCTTTACCACAAGTTGGGCAATCTGTTGTTGTAGTGTATTCAATAATCTTATCAAATACACCACAATCCTTACATTCAAAATCAAACAGTATCTTCATTTTCTAAATCCTGATGTGCTTGTTCTGAAACATCCTTCAGATTGATTAACCAGTTCATGATTCTTAATTCACCTCTACGAGCAAATAAAGTTTTCTCATCCTGTATATCTTCAATCTTAATTGTTGCTTTGATTTTCTCAATATCTTCTACTAAGTCTTTCCATCCTTTTGTAGTAAACATTGTAAATCTGTCTTCGTAATATTGTTGTAGTTCCTTATTCATAATATCCTTACTTGTTCATTACATACATTGTAACTTCAAAACCAAATCTCATTTCTGTTGCTTCTGGTGTAGTCCATTTCATATTATTCTCCTAAGTTTTATTTAAAAGAACAAGTTCAGGTGAGAGCTATGCAAGTCACCCTTGATGCTACCATATATTAAGCTCTTTGCTTTTGTTGCATCTGTAGCTTAACAATCTCTTTATTATCAATCATGTCTTGCTTCTTAATTTCCATTTCAGCTTGTTTAAGCATTAACTCTGCTGTTTCTTTCCTTCTCTTAAACTCAGCAGCTTGTTCATCTGACTCACTAGGTAAGTTAGTTGCTAGAGCTGTCATAAGCTTCGCTTGTATCTCTTGTGGAGCTAACTGTGCATCCACCTGATACTTCTGAGCTTGTGCCATGTTCTCTTGTGCTTCAGAGTTATTAAGTGCAATCTCTGCTTGTACTTGACCCATTTGCATCTGTGTTGTTTGAGCTTGTTGTTTCTCTTGAGCTTCCTTACCTTTTTGTAATGTCTCAATCAACATTGCTCTATTCTCAATACTAGAGTTCTCAATAATACCTTCAAGTAATATTGGTACAATAGGACTATTAGGTCCAAGTGTCTTCAATAAATTCAAGAATTGTAACTGTTCTACTTCTTTAGCTAAATTACCTAAAGATGAGTTAGCTACAAACTTGTAATCTGCAACAGGGAATTCCTCTGGTGCAAATTGCATAAATCTATGTGCTACTTTAGTTATAAACGGAACCAAGAAGTTATCTTGGAAGTTTACTAATGTTCTCTTATTCTTCTTCAAGACTGTAGCCAATGCAACTGATAACTCTCCACCAGTAGCTTGTTTTACATCATCTTGTGTATTCATTGTATTAGTAGCTTGTAACAACATTGTTTGAAATG